ATGGGGGTTTTCCACATCCGTTTAGTTTTGGAGGGTGTGCAGTCGACCGTTGTAATCATCACTGGTTAGTACAGGAAGACAAGGGCCTCATGAAGTTGGGGACTGATAGCTGCGTCGGAGGGGCAGCTAACCGGGGGCGGCAACAAAAGCTCCCCCATACCAGTTTGCGCAGTAATTGTGCAAACGAAAGGATCAGTGTTAGTATAATCAGTACTATACACCTCCAAGGTTTAGATACCTGGGTCACCCAAAACACCACTTGCATTTTATGTTTAAAGATGCACCGCGATTAGTTTCGCACCTTTTGTTATTGAGTAGTGGACTAAAGGCCCAATCATATAAAAACAAGAGCGATGTAGGCGATTTACCGAGATATCCTCAATTTTCCAGGCTACCTACATCTGACCTAGTCCTTCGGGAACCGATGTCCGCTTCTGCTGCGGTGGAAAGAGACATGGGGTCATGGCTTTAGTGCTATCAGGGACCAAAAACAAATATGCGCGACGAGGTTGCATATCCTGACCTGCCACACTAAGTTGAGGTGTGGGTAACAGAGAATCTCAATTTCTAAACCTACTAACACAAAAGGCAATAACTCTCTAGCCTCAATAATGCATGAGTTTTCTTCACTAAAGGCAGTGATGAAGGATTTAAGAAGTGGGAAACCATCAAAGGAGACCAAGAGGAAAGTGATTAACTCTATACTACCTGTAGGTCGGGCCATTGGCGCTCACACAGGCACACCTCTAATGATGGAAGGTCTATCCAGAGCCGCGACTAGCATGTTGAAGCAAGTCTACGGTTCTGGTGATTATAATACAAACTGCGATATGGTGGATTCCAATTCACTCTTCCTTGGCAAGAAGCAGTCGTCAGCGAGTATTAGTTTTGATAAAAGCAACGGAACGTTTAAATTTGCTCATCGCGAATATATTAAGGATATCAGTGCCCCAGTGGTTACTGGTTTCCACAATTCCCCCCTTGCTATCAATCCCGGCCTTGCACTCAGCTTCCCATTCTTAGCTGATCTAGCGAATAATTTCAGCGAGTACTGTTTCTCCGGGTTGGTGTTTGAATACATCACAGAGACAGCTCCCTTCAACACGACCGGACCGATGGGGTCCATCACAATGACCTATGATCCAAATTCCTCAGACACCCCTTATGCATCAAAACAAGAGGCTCTGAACTCCGGAAACGCGATCTCAGGTATCCCATCACGTAATATGCTGTTTGGTATAGAGTGTAAAGATCAGCCCATGAACGGTCTCTTTGTGAGATCTGGCCCTTCACCTCTACCCCTAGTCGAAACTGACATTGGTTCACTCCAAATCATAACCGACTTACCATCTACGTACGTCGCTGACTCTAAGCTAGGTGAGCTTTGGGTCACGTACACTATTACGTTCCGCATACCCCACATTTCAAACAATGAGTTTGGATACTATCACGCAAGGAGATCTCGCAATCTTCCCGTTGGTTTTTACACCATTGCCATGGGTGATGCTATTACAGCACCACCCGTGGCCTTGGGAGCATTAGAAGGCACCACCATCGAAGACGACCTTTCGTCCGGTAAGATGATTTTCCCTAATGCCATCCCTGGTGATATCTATCAAGTCGTGGTTATCCAGACTTACCCTTTATCGGCAACGATTCAGGACGCAACAAGTTTGTCATGGACAGGCTACAACATGACCGAACTTCCCATTATTGATAACAATACAGAATCCTCTATGAGTACACCCGTGACTCCTGGGATGTCTACCAATCAACTAGTCACTGTATCATATTGGAAAGTCGAGGAAGCCTTGTCTGGGGTTACCAATCAAATCACGTTAAATGGGCAGTACGTACAAATTTTCGCAAATCAAAATGTGATTATAGATGTAATCGTCACTGTCATTGGATATAACATTCCAGTCCTAAGTCTATAGGATTTGTGCTTTGAACCGGCAATCTCTTACTCCTCTTTCTTTCATAACTACTTATCTGCGTGCCCATGTACTATGATACTGGAAAGAAATGAGCAAGCACGCCACGTCCTCAGGACGCTAAAGAATTCCAAAGGCGTTAGAAGCGTCTGGTCACTCATGGCGAGTGAACGTCAACAGTCTCGCAACAATGATCTCTAACCAAGATCCAAAGCCTAGCCAGCTAGTGAGACCGTCTTATGTCTTAGTAAGTGTTAGTCATGCCAAAGACATGAGTGCATTAGTTTGCATTCATAGTGGAATATAACAATTTGAAGTCGGAAGGTCTAAAAAATAAAATAAAGGGAGCGCACCTGTTCAATAAAAACGGGAAAAGCACGGGTCAAGAGTATAATTTGAATCCGAGGCGCGTATCCTTGCTGATGGAGTAATGATCACATTGTGATCGGCTCCTATCCATGCTACAATGTAGCAGAGAAATTCACTGTAAATAAGCGGAGGGATGTAATTAATTTAACGTTCAGTTGACGGAGAGATAGTGTAAATTAGTGGGAAGAATGGGGAACATGGGAGCAGACGGTTGTTAGACCTCCTCCCCCCGGATGGAACACATAATGAAACATGAAGGCTCAAGATCACGTATAGGTGAAACTCTTACTCGAATGGATTAAGCGGCGCATATCTAGGCTGTGGGTAAAAAATATGATATGCGTTATCTGGTCAATCAGATGTTATAGTACACGACACACGGAAAAGAAAAGATAGAAAATGGGAAAGGTAGTTCCGATCGTCCTTTTTAAGGACAAAAAATGCTCTATGCAAAGTTCTCCTCATGCTTCATCATGGGGTGCTGGTTATCCAGTGAAATGAATTCTGCCGCGACAACAGCTAGCGCTGTCTACCGAACCTCAGCCGAGGGCAACCGCCAACCAAACGTTGTGGCAAACGTTTGGGAAGCACAATATGGGTTTTTGAGAAGACCTAGAGCAGCGAAGATAGAAGGACTCGATTGTCCTGTCTGTATGGAGCTGCTATCTAGAAGAGGGGCACCAAGGCCTCTGGAGAATGTTTTCTTCTGTCATGTACCCAGCCTTAGACAGAAGGTAGCACTTGAGAATGCTGGTAACTCTTGGGAGATAAGAGCACACCCCATTCACAAGACTTGTTTATTACAGATGGCTGTAGTAGACAACCTCCCTCACCACCCGCTTGTCTTTAAGAGAAGCATTGACTGTGCCATATGCAGAGTAAATGTGCGTGTGGACGTGAAGATTTTTAAATCCATCGTCCACTACCAGACTCTTATTGATTCACTCCAAACTCGAATCACTTCGCATCGCCTTAATCAAGCGATCATCAGAGGCAGAGACGGGTTTAACATCCATGCCCGAGCGCCCGGTATAAATCCCGGAGCAATCCACCCAGACAACAACCCTTTTGCTGTTTTGGATTGGGTTGGTGCCCTCGGAGTAGAGGAGGAACAGGCACAGGAGCCTGGCAATCTTGCTGACCAAGCAGCAGATTACGGTAACCAGCCCGTCCCGGAGGAAATTCAAGTTATACTTGAGGATCCTCCCGAAGTTCCTCAGCCATTGGTTGAGGAGCTTCCGCCCGACCCGCCTGAGGATTTACCCCTGCCACCCCTACCACTTATCCCTGATGAACAGCGTTTCATGGAGATGGTGGTGCAGGTAAGGAATCGCGAAGGTGAGTTAGTGGACATGCCTGTGAGAGTAGCTCTCCCAATGGGCTTTGAACCATATGTTCAACCCATAGTTGCTCCAGGTGTTCCGGTTGTGGAACTGGAAGTCCATCCTGAAATGAGGTATGGAGATCAAGTCCTATTTAGAGAGAGGCCTTGGGTGGATTGGATAGTGGCTACAGTTGTCGCTTTCCTTCTATTCATGAATATCCGTTTAAGAAACGATGACAGAGAGAGTTTCCGTGAGTGGCTTGTTGGTACAGTGGTGTTTTTCGAAAGAATACCACAAGATGCCTTCGACAACCTGCTCTGGAGAATACCGGCTAGTTACCGCTGGCTCTCCACTAGTCTAAGGCTTGTTTACACCCGCCTACTAGAGATCATCAATCTCATTCGTTTGGTTCTCATCTATAATTTTGCATTGATAGGGGAAATCTATGTTAGTGTTTCCACAGCGCTACATGGATACCTAGAACGAGTTCGCACCTTTGGCGAACCAGTCGCACCTGCTATACAGGGTATGATGGATAGAGTTAGCACATACTTCGTTAATAACGAGGATGTCATCCTTGATAGAGATATCATGGATCGTGTCGATCGCACACTAACCCTCACTCCTTTGTCCCCTAGCGAAAAAATCGGCGTGATATACTCAAATCATAATTTCAGTTATCATGTCTTCGACCTCTCCGTTCTATCGACTAGTGTAGTCTTCCTTGCTATTTCTTTGCACTATTGGCACCTACATCTCCCACCCTCACATATGCAGATTCATCTGCATACAAATGCTTGGATAAGCATCGTTCTCGGTTTTATAACAATTATGTTGTGGATATTGGTTTACCTAAGCTATTTGACTCGCGCCTTCTCTTTTATTAGATTCAAATTAGGCGCTCGAAATGCACATATTAGTAGAAATACTATAATAGCTGACTATTTACATATTAACTATTTAACATCTGAGACATCATATTTAGCAAACGAGTATGAATCGTTCCGTCTAGTTAAGATACATTTGCCATTGCTGAACTTTCTTTACCTTAAGAAAAGCAGCGTATCACCTAATAACGACACACAGAGATTCATGCAAGCTGAAGTGATGAGATCCGAGTTCAAGGATTTGGACGAGATCTTAATAAATGATTCGATCATCTATGTTTTCCAGAAGATAGAGGCTTTGCGCATTCGCGAACACTATCATACTAGTAAGCAGAGTAGGCAGAAGGGCCTTGAGATGTTAAGGATCTCTAAATAGGATCTCGGTACACCGACTCCTGGTGTGAACCACGTTGGGTTCATGAAGGAGTTCGGCACACCGAATACCACGGCGAAGGTATATATCTTCAACGGCAGGTTTGAAGTGAAGAGCACTGTACGCACTATTGTCAATGGTTTTCCAGAGATGGTACAAAAGCGCAACAACAGAGGTGAGCTTCTATTTGATCCCGTCGAAAAGGATGTGAACTTTAGTCGGGTGGACGGCTACGAAGATAAAAAATATAAGTCTTGGTTAGGTCCTCGCTTCCACTCAAAGAGCGTTTTCTCTTCTATCTGCGCCCAGTCTATGACTGGCGCCCTTAGGAGGATCACTGCTAAGAGATTGATGGAAGGAAGGCCAACATATCACGATGACTTACGACAAAACCAGTATACATTTGTCTCACGTGATAACCCTGAAGTTAATGCACTCAAGAAGGAGCTTCAGAAGAGACTTAAGGCGAGATTAGATGAGGTAACGGAAAGTGCAGGCAGATTACGTTATGAGTGGGCCCACAAGGCTCACAAAAAGCGGAAGATGCGTGTGCGTAATCATTTAGTTTCGAACTTCGAGGGCATAGTCCACTCGACCCATGCAGAGAGGGTGGCTTACATGATTAAACCCATGGAAGAACTGCCTGCAGATAAGTATATGAGAGCGATCGGTGATTTAGGAGTAGCGGCTTCGGCTAGAGCAGCCTATTTCATCGATTATGTGAAGGAGATAATGACCGAGAGTTATTATGTGGATGACGTGGAATGCGTCTTTATATCAGGACCCCGTCCTGATGATCTGCGTGATGCTTTCAGTAAGTTACTTCAGCCTCCTGGCTGTGGTTACTTTTGTTTCTTTTCCGATGACTCTTGCTTCTCCTACAGATGCATGGATGGTATATTTACCTGTAATATGGATATAAAGGCCGCTGATGGTTCCAATTTTAAACCTATTTTCTCCTTCCTCAAGGAAGTTATGGACGTAGACGCCCGCTTTGCGGAGTCGATAGAGCAAGTTTTCTTGCAATGTTGGCTTCCAGCGAGGGTCCGTAACCCTGAGGATTTCAGTGAGTATATAGATTTGGTTCCAACAGGCGACCCAGTTCTCTATTCTGGTAGCACTCTCACCACTCTAATAAATAATGTGGCTAATTTAATGATAATCTTAGCTATATTGAAGGATATAAATTCTTCACCACTCACCAAAGCACAGCTTAGGGTGGTTATAGAGAGGGCGGCAGAGAGTGCAGGGTACACAGTAACTTGCGACATATGCGAGATACCAGAAGATATTCAATTCTTGAAATATTCAGTCTCAGTGATAGACGATGAGGTGGTACCTTATCTAAATCTAGGGGCTTGGATGCTCAAGTTTGGTTCCTTCGACGGTGACCTACCAGGTAGTGATAAAATATCAGTGTTACAAAAGAGCATAATGTTCAACTCAGACGTAGTTAAAGGTCGTTTGAGATCAGGGAATCACATCATTGCTGACGCATTCAAGACTATGATAGTTGGGGAAACCCTTGTCGGTTTGGATGATCGTTACGACGATAAAATTAAGGATATAGTGGCGAAAAGTGAGGGCTCACTTACTACCCGCATACCCCTTGATAGAATCGCAGCAAGGTACGGATGTGACCCAGTGGAGATAGAAGAGCTAGCTAGTCTGATCGTGGAGGCGGGGCAGGGTGACTTGGTACACCATCCTGTTCTGTCCACCATCTTTCAACGAGATTATGGCATCTAGGTTCCACAAACCACCCTGGACTGGTTGAAATGTCTGCACCTACTCCCCTATAAAATAGAGAGGTGAACTTAGAGAAAGAAGATTGCGTTGGTTT